ATGATACGTTTCCATCACGCCACGTAAGGCCGCTTGTCCGTTTGGAGTTATATAGTCTGCTTCATCTAGTAAAACATACTTGAAAGCACCAAATGGCATTATTTGTACAAAATTTATAATTTTATCTCTTACTGTGTCAACACTGTTTTCTCTTGAAGCATTTATTTCAAGTATGTCGTATGCATCTACTTTTAACTCTTTAAATAATATTTTAGCCAATGTAGTTTTACCTACACCCGGAGCACCAGAAAATAACAAGTGAGGAATAGCACCGTCTTTTATCCATGCTTGTATTTGCTGTCGTTGTTGATCATCTCTAACTACATAATCTTTTAATGTATCAGGACGATATTTTTCTACCCAAAGTTCTTTCATATAATAATTGTTTTGTATCCTTCCAACTGTTTACAGTATAGCACAATCCACGACCCTGGTCAATGATCAACTTTTTAAGAGGATAGTCATTACCTTGGGTACCCATTGCGTCACCAAAAAAGTGCAGTGTATCACTGGAATCAAAATCTTTTAAAATTTGACCTTTATTAGCACCATGTGGAGCAATATCAATTCCTGTTTGCCCGCCCACTGTTGCTTGTAATTTTGGAAATAGCTTATTAAATTTTAAGGTTATTTTGTTACGTTCATTGTTTTGTTTGTCCCATTCACAATATTTTTTACGATCTTGCTGAGTACATGATCTTCCTACAATGCTAAAATTCAACATACCAGAACGTTGTTCTAAATGATTATCTGTTTTATATTTGAATTCACTTGCTTTTAGACAACCTAATAAAAAAATTCTTGCATCTTCCGGCAATTTCCATTTATCTCGTCTTATATTTTCACTGCCTTTGTAAACGTCACTGCCTGAACAGTTGTACACACACTTGGCTAGGTTGTATATTTCTTCGCCTACTTGTTCTATTGTCTTGTTTCTGTCACTGCCTGTAATTAGATACACATTATTTTCTTTACAGAATTTTTTAAAAAAAACAGCAAAGTCTAGATCTATTGTTTGTCGGCTAGGGGTAAGAGTGCCGTCAACGTCAAATATGAATTGATTCATGCTTTATTATACACAAATAAATTCTAAAAATCTACTATAAGGTTCAACACTTTTTGGATGTAAAGTGGTATTGATGTGTTTGTGTTTAAACAAGTATTGGCGTGAATTTTCTAAAACTTTTTGTTCATAGAATTTGTCAAATTTAAATATTTTGCTATTGTCGTTAAAAAATTCATATGTGCCTACACTGTAACTATATCCTAAAGGTCCTTGCTTGGGTTTTGTTGGTTCACAAAAATCTATTAAACGTTTATTACTGTTAAAAGCATTAGGGACAAAACTTGTGGTAATATATGATTCATAATTTTTAACTAATTCTTTAACTTCATCATATTGCACTTTCAAAACAGCTTGTAAAAAATCTATACTTGTTGTAAAGTCTTTTGGATTTACCAATGTAAACTCTTTTTTATTTCTGCCAACTTCCGTAAAATTAACTAAAAATTTTACAGGCATTGATGATAAAAATTTTACATCATTTTTTAAAATATTAATCATGTTAGTATTGCTTAAACCGTCAATGGATTTATTGATTATAAAATATTCTCCATACTGCTTTTCTAACAATCTTGCAACATTTTGATTAGCCCACCAACTGCAACCAATTACATAAAGAATACGTCCTTTAGGTAAATTATCAACCGCAAAGTCCCACTCTCTAGTGTGTCCGCGAAATGTACTTTCTTTCCAATTATTATTCATGTATTAGTGTTTGCATGACGGCCCAATGAGCAACCATACCACTTGTATCTAATTTATAATTAAATTCTTTGTCAATGTCTCTTAAAACTTTATTGACTTTAGCCATTGTTAAACCAACTCTCACAGGAACCTGTAGTGCGTAGATTGTTTTTTGTTTTTTCTTTTTAGCGGCCTGTACTCTATGCCAACCATCTGCTAAAACATAATATCCTGAATCTTTTATCTGTGTGACTAAGATAGGTTGGTCACTGCCTTCTTTGGCCAGTTTGGCTATCCACTTTCGCTTCTCTGCATTTAACGGTCTTTCAACACCAAGTCCTAATTCTGCTAACGTAACTAATTTTTCCAGGGAAACATGGCAGGGTATAAACTTTGGATTATTTGCCACTCGGCTCCTTTTGGATAAGGAGGCTTTCTTAGAGTCCATTCTCTTACTTTGTTTTCTTTGTGCCATGTGTCTACGCATTTAGGTCCGCAAAAAGGTTTTATTTCTCTTTTTTCAAATTGTTCAAAAAACAATGAATCAAACCAATACAAACATTCATCAAATTCTGTTTTACAATTGGTGCATACGAATCTAGTCATTGCCGGGCAGTTTGGTCATCTGTTTAGCACCACCCATATTGATATAACCAGCTTTCAGAGCCACTTCGTCCTTAGGCTCATCATCTGAAACTAAAAGGATATCGTTTTCATCAATCATTCTAACTTCTAACTCTGTATTTTCTTTTTTAACTTTAAAGGCTCTTGACCATCTTCCATGTGCTACCATAACCCACTGTCCAACTTTCACATCTTCTTGTTGGCTACCAACTGCATAAACTTCTGCCCATCTAGGATGAATACCATGTTCTGAACCATCGTCATCAGGCATAATAATTCCGCCTTTAGTTTTGATTTCACCAAACTTCATGTTGGAAACTAGCACTCTTTTTTTAAGTGGAATTATATCATTTTCAACCGTCCATGTTTTACCACCATGACTGCCAAAACCTTTTGCTTGTAAATCTTCTATCTGTCCCATTTGTATTATATTATATGGAATTTATTTGTTTGTCAACAGTTTTTGAAACATAGGAAACAAGTTTTCAGACATCCTTTTATGAGCCTTGTCGTTAGGATGACCATCTTTAAATTTCCAACCTGGGTGATCTTTTAGAACAAGATCAACAGAGTTTTCAAACTCGTAAAAATTTTCTTTATTAATTTGTTTTTTAGTGTTTACCACTGATGGAAAAGCACTTAGGTGTTCTGCTCCACATCCGTTGTACATTACGTAAGGCACTTTCCATAATTCTAGTAATCTTTGTGTTTCTAAAATAATGTTGTATTGTCTGTATTCTGTGTGATCTTCAAAACTTAATGGCCTATTGGTTCGTTCATTGAATGATACCATAGTTTTGCCTAAAACATTTCCTCGAGTAAATCTGTTTAAAAAACTTGTAAAAAATCTAGAACCACTGTTTGGAGTTTCTCTGTACTGTACCCATTCACCTTTGGATCTTTCTTTGTTCCAAGTTATGTATTCTCTCCTAAATGCATGAGTCCACCCAATTAGTACAATATGTTCTTCTTTGTTTGGTTTATCTACCAAATAATCTTTAAGGTTCCTAATTATGCTTTCATTACTATTTCCGTTCCTTGCAAGGTCATTGTAACTTAAATTAAATTTTTCAGAAATATAATAACCAGGACTGGCATATCCTCCACCCCAATTTCCGTTTCCATTTTTCATAGGAAGTCCAACTTCACCAACGTATCTAGAGTTGGATATCTTGTCTAAGCCTTGCTGTTTTATTACAGTGTATTGGTCAGTATTAAGTGGTTTGCCGCCATAGCCATGTGCAAAAGAGCAACCGCAATTGATCAAATGCTTTATTGCCATAGTATTATTCTATACCGTCTAATGCCGCGTCTATTCCTGACTTAGGTTGCGCCTTTGGAGTCTCAACTTTTTTAATTGTTGCCGCAACAGGTTTAACTGGTGCAACTACTTTTGGTGCAACTGTCTTTGGTGGAGTTTTAATTCTAGGATGTTCTTGTGCTTTTCCTTTTGGAGTTTCATAATATTCTTTCATGACCTTTTCTTTAGCCTTTACTACATTGCCATTTGGTCCTAGCACATCACCTCGAGCGTTTACTTTCATGTTCCCTACTGCTTGAACATTTTCGTTTGCTCCTCTTAATTTTTCTATATCTACCATACGTCCTTGCATGGTTTTGTACATTTTTCTTCTTGGTGCTCTTGTTACTGGCATATTATTGTTCTCCTCTTTATTTTACTTATCATCTCAAAAATTCACGATAATCTAAATTGTATTGTAATGGATTAATCTTGTGTACACCTATTAAAAACAAGCAAAAACTACTTACCGATGAGCCTCTTCCCACTCCCCACACTATATTATTTTGCCTTAAAGTATCTACAAAATATATTAAAAATTGCAATACTTTAATAAAGTTTTTTTGTTCATAAAGTTTGTATTCACCTAAAACTCTATCTTGTTCTTCTTGAGTGCTACATTTATCTAGTAGATATTTTTTTATATCAATCTTTGTGTAAGATTCTGGCATATACCATTGATCATAATTTGATTGGTCAAACTCTTTTATATCCTGTGTTCTATTTTGTAACTCAGGAAGTTTTGGCAATTCAATTTCAAGCTCTTGTAGTGCTTTATTATAGTTTATAGAATCTGTGTATAGTTTAGATATATCTAGATCAGGATTTTGATACAATAAATCAATTACAGCGTCTTCACTGTAAACACATTCACCATAATCATTTGTCTTTATTTTTTCCGCCATCTAAAACCTTTGGATTAAACTCAAATATTTTAGCATGATCGTTGTGCTCTTTGTCAACCGGGTCAATGATTGCATCATGATTGTGCCAACGATAGTGTCCTGTGTAAATGCCTTTATCAAGTATTTTGTCATAAGTTGCTGTATCCGATCTTAACCACCATGGATCAAACTTATTATACTTGGTTGGAAACCAATTGTCAATGTCCAACAGTTGTATTTCTGGTCCTTCTTTTACAATTCTATAGGTAATACCATCTCCTTGGTAACTGCTTAATTCTAATTCATTGATAATAATTTTGCCTTGAAGTATTGCATTTGCTTTGGTAAAGCAAACAGCCGCCATCAATTGATCATAGGGAGGTCTTGGTAATTGTATAAATCTGTTGTTTGTTTCTTTTTCTAAAACAGTATAAAGATGTTCATCACGTGATGCAATTACTGTATTATTAAAAATATTTTCAAACAGCATTTTTAATCTTTCAAAAAAATCGCCTTGCTCATCTAGTTTTGATGTTATAGGTGTAAGATGTAATTTTACTGTGTAATCATTGTTGAACAATTCATTGTCAACTATGATAATAGATTTAAATCCGGTGCTCCAACTGAAAAATTTCTTTGACACAAACTTACTTATTAGTCTATGTTAATCAGTTCGCCTAGGTCTGGTTCACCTCGTTTTTTTTTGTGATCGTCTACCCAGCCTTTAATTCTTTTTTGTTTTAAAGTCATTGAGTAGGAATTTAATGCTTTTGATAATTGATTTATGAGGTCAGGATTTCTTCCAAATCTTCTTGCACTCGCAAGTTTTTTAGAAAGTTCCCTAATTCTATTTCCAATTTGTTCATCCGACATATTGTCAATTTCTTCTTGCATTGGATGAAAATACATAGGTACCTCCTATTAGGTGTACATTTTACCAATTTGGTGCATCAACACTGTGGTGCCGCCATCTGGTGTAAGAAATTCGTAAAGATATCTGCCTGTGTTGGGTGCAGTAATTGTGTTTGAAGAGCCGTCTCCGCCTGAAACGTTATCTGCAACAACCACAGCACTTGGTATTGTAATTGTGTGTGCAACCGCGGCGTAGGTAATATCTAAAACTATTCTGCCTAACGTACCAGTTGCTGGAAAGTTGTTAAAAGAAAGAGTAACACTTGCGTTTGAAGTCAACGTTTGATAATGTCCATTCTCATGATTCAAAGCAATTGAACCTCCACTTGTACCGTGTGCATATATTGTTTCACTAGTATCTTGTAATACTGCTCTTTTTACTAGATTATCTGTAAAATCAGAAGCGGCATTTGTGTTAGCTTTGTTAGATTGTAAGTCTTCTATCTCTGTTTTTGAATTAGTAAAGTTGGTAACTATCGCGGCAAAATTATCTCTAAAACCTTGAGATGAATTATCTTGACCCGCTATTGGATAAGTTCCGTCAATATTTCCTGGTACTATATTACTTGCCATATTATTCTTTTATTTTCCTTTTAAAACCTATGTATTTATCTCCAAGACGCTCCACTCTTATTTTAGAAGTTGCACTAGGTGGATTGGTGAAAGTTATTGTTGTTTTTTTGCTGGAACCGTCATGTGTTAGCTTAAATTGTGGCTCATAATCTGCAGATCTCAACTGTGAATCTGTTGTAAGATAACCTGGACTTAAATTATTGTCAGCTGTAACTTGATTACCAAAATTTAGTGTTTCTGCATTTATTCTTAATTTTATTTCTTCTTCATGTATTATTTCGTTTATTGTAAATGCAGTAGTAGATCCATCTGGCGTAATTGCGCCTGAATCAATTAGATTAATATTTGTTCTATATCTGTCTATTTTAAAATTAATTTTTTGAAAATCAATTGCTTTGTCTGTAATACGTTTTTTTACTATTCCTGACTTACCAGGTTTTACGTAAGCAAGGACAATGGCCATTTTGTAACCTAACGGTACGCCTGATGTATCTTGAGAAGTTCTCATCCATAAAGGTAAATGTACATATTCTTTTTGTCCTAAATCTTTTAATCTTGTTCTCATATTTGAAACACTATTAGGAAACAATTTGTCAAACGTTCCTATGTCAGCTGTTAATTGATTTGCATACCTTAATTTAGAACCTGAAATAGAAAAACTTAAACCACTGTCTGTGGTTACTTCATAGGTATCGTAGTCAGCAGTGATTCTATTTGCATCTGCTAATGGACCAAGTATTGGTTTTTTAATTCCTTCTCTTAAAGTAATTTCTGAAGATACCGAAACACCCTCATTGTTTATTAAAGGATCGTGCATCTCAACATATACTACTTCATATTTTGATACACCGTTTTCTTTTGCTTCGGCTGTTTTAATATTGCCAAAATATAATGATTTTGGTTCGTGATTTTGTTCCATTTGTTGTTGTATTGTCGCTAATGCTTTGTGTTCTAGCCCTGCTATTAACAACATTTCCGCATTACTTCTAACACCAAAAGCAGGATCTTCTGGCCTAAATATATTTTCTACACTATTAATATTTGGATCCTGTGCTATACTGTAAAATAAATTACTGTCAGTGCCGGAAAGCATTCCTTGAGCACTCATGTTTCCGTATTCAACACCATAAGGTAGACTGACTTTTAAAGTAAATTCTTTTGTTGTAGCAACTGATTGATATTGGTCATTTACAGTAATTTTGAAACTATAATCTCTGTCAAAACTTAAACTATTGGTATCAAATGTAATTGCGTTTGCGTCAACAGTAGTGAATTCTGTAAGGTCTGCTGTACCAATTAAGTTTCCATCTTTAGATAAAGTTACTCCGTTTGGTAAACTGCCTTGAGTTACTTCATATTCTAATACTCTATCCGATGCTACTGCTTCAGCTTCGATTGAAATTAAACTTGGTATTCCTGCTATTAATGATCCTAAAGCAGTTGGACTCGTAAAAGCAATTCCAACGTCAATCTCGCCAATTACAGTCATTGTGAAATTTCTGTCTGCAAATACACTTAGACCTGTTACTGGATTTAATCTGCTGGCTCTAACTGAAAATGAATAATCAAAACTAACAGCGGCCTGTGTTCCTAGTTGTCCATGGATCTCGCCATTATTAATATCTATGCTTAGACCCGACGGTAATGCTCCTGTTTGTATTGAATATTGTAAATCACCTTGTAAAGGATCAAAGTCTACAACATCAATTTTAATTACAACATTGTTGTCGTGTCTAAATGATCCTAAAGCAGAAGGAGTTTCAAAAACTGGTCTTCTATTTGGAGCCAATGACATATTCAAAGGCACACCTTCTAGTTCAGTTTGGTCAAGAGTTATTCTTTGATTGTCTACCGTCCAAAAATCAGCACTGTAAACAAATATGGAATTGACTTGCGTTGCAACATTTGATCCATCACTGACACCAACTATAAATTCAAAATTCTTACTAGTGCTTCTTGAAAAAGCAGTAGGGTCGTATGCAACATCATCATAGGCATAGTAATTGTCCCAGCCACCAATTGGACCATAGGCTTCGTCGTCAGTTAATAATACTGTTCCAGAAATAAGTCCAGCTGAATTCATTGTTATTCCAGGCGGAAGTTCACCTTCTTGTATATAATAAAATAATGACTGACCAGCGGCTGTATCTGTATCTGTTGCTTCAATTTTAAATTCAATGTACGATCCATCTAGCACCCATCTATTTCCTGTTCTAGTTGAATCAGAAAGATCTAGTTGTCCAGCACTTGTACCAAACACTGGTATATCTGCACCTTGTACCTGTAAGTTAAATGTTCTATCAGCTATGTTAGTACCGTCGGAGGCTCTTACAACAAAAGTGTAAAGGGATCTTGTTGCAACCTCCGTCGGCACACCACGCAGTAAACCTGCCGAAGTAAGTTCAATTCCTGTGGGAAGGGTTCCTGCTATCTTGGAGTAAGTCAAAGCGGTACTATCGGCATCTTCCGCTAGAAGTTGCACTGAATAATAATCACGCTCATTAATGATGGCTAATAAACCACCTGTAGTTTTCCAGACCGGTGAGGCCATATTGAACTTACTCCTTTACAAGGATATTTATGGAGTTTTATGATTAACTTACTGCGGCAGAGAATGGTGTAGCCGGATCGGCTCCAGCAGACACTCTCATTTGACCTTTGACTGCATACTTGTCCGCGGCAATATCAATAAGTGTTACTGTATCGCCTATTAGTCCGCCTTGTGTGCCACTGTTTAATGTGATAGTATCAGATGCGGCCACTGTTGGAAAGGCCGAACTTGCTGTACCATCTTCATCTAAGTATTGTATCTGTCCTGAGAATGTATTATTGGCATCAGCGGCTTGAATTTTGTAGGTAGTAGAACCAGTCATTGCAACACTTACTATAAATTCGTAAATGTTACCTGAACCTGTTGCATCAGGCATTGTTAAAACAACGTTTGCATTTCCACCAACTTCACCAAGTAAAAGTGTTCTCCCTGCGTGTTCTGATTCTGTTATAGAATCAGTAGCTGTAATTGTGTGTATAGCTCTTTTGAAAGATCCAGTTAAAGTTACCTGTGAAGCAGTTGTAACTGCACCTGTGCCATTTGTTACTAAAGTTAAGTCCGAGTTTGTTGCAACTTGAACTATTTGTGCACCTGATCCTAATAATAATTCACTTGCAATCGCTACATCATTTGCTGATAATTCATTTGTTATTGCAACAAAATTTCCGTTTAATGTTATTACACCAGTGCCATCTGGAGTGATTGTTATACCACCATTTGAATTTGTAGCTGAAATTGTGTTTCCGTCTGCTCTTAAATTATCTATGTTTAATTGTCCAGCGATTGTTTCTGTACCTGTTACTGTTTGACCAATTGTGGTCATTGCATTTTGCACATCAACAGTTCCTGAACTGTTTGCACCAATTTCTAAAACTGCGTTTGAGGCGTTAGTTGTAATTTTGTTATCTTTAATTGTGACACCGTCTACAATCAAAGTACCTGTAATTGTTTGTGTGCCTGCTGTTGTAATATCGTCAGTTGTTAAAGTACCTGTTACATCCATGTTGCCTGTTACGTTTGTTGCCGCGGCAAGTTCTATTGTGCCTGAACCACCTGGATTCAAAGTTAAATTTGCATTTGAACTTGTTGAAATATCTGTGTCATTAAAACTTAAATTTTCAATTGTTACTGTGCCGGTCATTGTTGCGGCATTAATAGTTGGTGAAGTTAAAACTTTATTTGTAAGTGTTTGTGAATCTGTTAATGTAACAACTGTGCCTGTGTCTACGGCAAAAGTGACTGTGTTTGTACTTGTAGATGTGCTAATACCATTACCGCCAGCAAAATGTAAAGTTTCACTGTCTAAATCAATGTTCATTGCTGTTGAATCATCTGCTGTAAAATCTAAATCTTGTGCTGTGACAGTATCGTCTACATATTTTTTAATACTTTGTTGTGTAGCTAACAATGTTGCACTATCAGAAGTCATGTCATCTTCGTCTGCAATGCCTGTAACAGTTGCACCAGTGGCCAAAGCCAAACTTGTTGCTGAGCTTAATGCTCCTGAAACACTTGCAGTACCATCAACAATCAACGTTTCATTTAGGCTTATTGCTGTTGAATCATCACTTGAAATTGTTGTACCTTTAATTTTTATTCCGGCTAAAACTACTGCACCTGTTCCATTTGGAGTTAGTGTGACACTTCCGTTTGTAACATCTGTTGTCAATGCAAAATTATTTGTATCAAGAGATGCCGCAAGTTTTGGTGCTGTGTCATGTTCTAATACTGTAGAAGCATCAGAATCAACATAAAGTTCTGTGAAATTGTCGTTAATTTTATCAAAGGCTGTTCTTAACGGATCACCTGTACCGTCGTTAGCTGAAGAACCTATGTTAATTGTTTGTTTTGCCATTTGCAGTTATTTATTGAAAATTTTATAAACCAAATGTAATTTTTATACGTCTATTACCATTCTTTGAAATTTAAATACAGTGCTGTCAGATGTTATATTAGTAACTAAAATTCTTACGTTTCCACTATTAATATCTGCTGTAAATGTACACAAAGGATCAGTATAACTTGTTGTTGAACCAAATGTGGCGATGAAAGCATTTGTTCCATCGTGCGTGACATTGGCTTCTACTATCTCAAATCTACTGTTGGTAGCATCTGTAATTGAAATATAATATTTTGCACTTCTATACGTGGCAACTGCAAAAGTATTCAACACACTTGTGGCTGAAGATGCCACTGTTGTTGATGCATCTGCTATATCAGAGAAGTTTAAACTTGCACCTGCTGTTGCAAATGACAGTGTTCCTGCACCGTCTGTTCTTAAAACCTGTCCGTTACTTCCATCTGAACTTGGCATATCAAATCCACTAATGTTAACTTTACCTGATCCGCTGGCAGTTATTACTAGGTCGGCATTTGAGGCGTTTGAAGCAATTTCGTTGTCCTGTATGGTAACACCATCTATCACTGCAGATGTAGTTGCTGTTACTGTTGTAAATGTTCCTGCAACTGCTGTGGTTCCACCAATTACAGTGTTGTCAATGGTACCACCATTAATGTCTGCACTGTCTATTACAACACTTCCAGTCCCACTTGCTGATAGAACCAAATTAGAATTTGAAGCTAAAGTTGTTATTTCATTATCTGTTATATTAATATTTGAATCAATTGTTAAGTTTGAAATTAATACTGAACCTGTTCCGCCCGGCACAATTCTAATATCAGCATTTGAATCTGAACTGATAATATTGTCATTAAAATTTAAATTGTCTATGTTAGTATTGCCAGAAAGTGTAACTGTACCAGTAACAGATAAATCTCCATCGACTGTTAAATTTGTACCAACACCTAAAGTAGAAGATAAGGTTGTAGCTCCTGAAACATTTGCAGTTCCATCAATTATTACTCCTTCATTTATATTAATACTAGAAGAATCATCGCTTGAAATTGTTGTGCCTGAAAATTTTAATGAACCTGCAATAACGTTTCCTGTTCCAGCAGGAGATAACACTAAATCTGAATTTGAAGCTGTTGCACTTATTTGATTATCTGTTATGTTGATGTTTGAGTCAATAGTTAAATTACTAATAATCACTGATCCAGTACCACCCGGAGTCAAAATAATATCTGCATTTGAATCTGAACTTATGATGTTATCATCAAAATTTAAATTATCTATATTAGTTGTTCCTAATGTTGTTGTGCCAGTGACTGTTAAAGCCGACAGTGAAGTTGCACCAGATGTTGCGGTTAAAGTTGAACCTAAGTTTACTGTGCCTGAAAGTGTTGTGGCTCCTGATACATTTGCAGTGCCGTCAACAATCAAACCATCATTAATATTGATAGATGATGAATCACCAGAACTAAAACTTGTTCCTGAAATTTGAATTGAACCAAATACCACTGATCCAGTGCCTGATGGAATTAAATTTATATCTTCGTTAGTTCTAATACCTTCAATGTTGTTGCCACTTATTTGCAGTGCAGGAAAACGTATGCCACCTGTACCAGCTGGAGAAAAAACTAAATCATCATTGGTTCTAGTTGCGGCAATTTCGTTACCGCTTATAAGAATAGCATCGTTAAACAAAGGAGAAGCATAAATTTCAGTGAAGTTGTCATTCACTTTTATCATTGCATTACGTAAAGTATCACCTGTTCCGTCGTTTGCGTTTGATCCTACATTAAGTACTTGTTGTGCCATATTTTATACCCTTACCACCCGTCTAATTACTGTGACTGTGTGACTATTAGTATTACTTATCGTTCCACGTAGCCTCACATTTCCACTGTCTATGTCAGCTGAGAATGTTACTAGATCTGCTGTATGATTTGTTACTCTACCAAAAACAGATAGGTACACAGTTGAGCCGTCGTGTGTTACGTTTACATCACAAGTCTCAAATAATCCTGCATCGCCACTTGCTGTGTCGCTTATTGATACAGTGTATTTGGCACTTCTAAAGTCAGTTGCACTAAATGTGTCTAGTGTTGCTACTGAACTTGGATTTCCTGCCGCCCTAGCCAAGTGTATTCTATACATATTGACAATGGTGTTTGTGTTTTCTTGTGTGTTTTGTCCTCTCAATTCTACGTTTCCACCATTTATTCCTGTAGTAAAAGTAACCACTGGCGAGCTAGTTGAATGTGTGCTTATGTTAGGACCTGTGTTAAGAATGTATGACTCGTCGCCATCACTTGCTATGGCTAGGTCAGCAATTTGGCTTTCATTGTCGGCATTTTTTCCTACAGCAACATAAAACGCACCTTGATATGTTGAGTGTGCAAAAGAGTCAAGAACTGTGTAAGTCTGTGCATCACCACGCAACATATGAATTCTAAAAGCATTCACAGTAGTAGAAGATCCTGATGTAGACGCCGCACTTAAAGTAACTGTGGCTGAGCCGTTGTGTGCCGCTGTTAGAATCAATTGATCTGATTCTTTGGTTGATACTTTTGGTCCACCTGACACAAAAGCATCTACCCCATTTGTTATAACATTGGCTTCCATTATTGAAGCCGATGATTCACCGTTGTTAAAACCAACTATAATATAATGTGCACCTGTTTGATTTACATCTTCAAATGTGTCAATTGCCGTGGCTGAACTTGAAACTGTAACTGCTCCAATTGTATTAAAGTCTGTACCTGTACTGCTGGATTCGCCATCAGCTAATCTTATTCTATAAAATTTTACAACAACATCTGCGGCACCTGTCGCTGTTACTACTACATTACTTCCACTTATGGCCGCTGTCAAAGTGACAAAAGAAGCATTTGTAAAAATATCATTGTATGTTGATATGTAGGCACCTGTGCCATCATGAACAACCAGTGCTTCTACATTTTGTGTTTCACCAGCATTGTTTTTAGCACTGATATAATATTTTGCACCTCTATAACTTGCATGAGCCCAACTATCAACAGATGCTGAACCACCGCCTCCAATAGTAATTCCGTTTTCAGTACCGATATTGCCAGATGTAGCATCAGCTGTATTGTCACCTAGGCCTATTGCAAAATAAGTTGTGGCGTTTACAATAGTTGTTGATCCGTCACTCTGTCCTGTTGCTAACAATTGAATTTTGGAGCCACTTATGCCAACGTCAACGGTGTTAACGTCATTAAATGCTCCTGTTTTTACAATTGATGAATCTGTTAATAAAGCTGTTTGTGTACTTCCATCACTTGTTGTTCCATGCAAAGTAGAATATTTTTGCAACATTAATTCATTATTTGTAATATCTTTGTTAATGGCATGAAACCATACACTATCAAAAGTATTTGCATAATCACTTATAACTTTTTGAGAACTAACATCTGGAGACGCTGTTCCTCTAAAAGTATCTGTATTGACTGTGGTTTGTGAAGTGTTTGTTACTGTCTGAGCTCCTAAAACGCTGACGTGTGTGCCAGAAGAATCACTTTCATTGTCAGCTAATAAAACTCTGTACATGGTTACTCTACAAGTGCCAGCAGTTCCGTTGGCTCCTCTTAATCTTACATTACTACCACTGATGTCAGCTGTAAATGTAGCCAAAGGATCTGAAGTAGTGTTAGAAATAATTGTGTTGTATTCTTGAATAAATGCATCTGTGCCATTGTGTATCACTAAAACTTCTGTGCTTTGAACTTCGTTTGAAGTTGTGTTGTTAATTGAAATATAATATTTTGCTCCTCGGTAATCTGCTTTAGCAAAAGTATCTAGATTTGCTGTTGCAGAATCAAGGTCAGCAACAACAATGGTTGTTGTTTTTCCATCTGATACTGATGAGTCATTATCTCCTAAACCTATTCTGTAATATTTCACAGCATTAATGGCGTTGGTTGTTGAACCATCTTTGGAACTACCACCTTGTCCTACTAATCTTACTTTGCTTGATCTAATGTCTGTGGTCAGTTGTACTGTTTGATCCAATACTGGTGATGTTGTTGTGTTTACAATCTGTGATGCACCTCCAAAAGAACCAAAAGTTGATCCGTCTTCAGTTCCTTGTGCAATTATCATTTTTTGCACAGCAAATTCAATGCTACTGTCATGAGCTTCTGTTCTTGTTATAATATGATAAAAAGCACTGTCGTATTTTGTTTTATCAAATTCGTCTATTACACTGCTTGAAGCAGTGATTGATTCATGATCACCAGCAGAGGTGTTAGGATTGATGTCAGTTATGCTTGAGAATCCTATTGTGTTTTGTGCGTCTTGAATGTCTGAAAACCCTAAAAGTATTGCTGAAGTAATAAAAGATAAAACGCCTGAACCATTTGTAACTATAACTTGTCCTGTGTCACCATCTGCACTTGGTAGAGCAAAGCCATTAATAACAACATTACCTGTACCACTACTTGAAATATTTAAACTGGCGTTACTTGCATTTGAAGTTATTTGATTGTCAGTGATTGTCACTCCATCACAGGTTAAAGTACCACCACCTGCTGGGTCAAATGTCAATGTTGTAAATGTTCCATCAGCCGGTGTAGTGTCTCCAACTACTGTGTTTTCAACTGAACCTGTAATTGCTCCTTTGGTTATAGCAACAGATCCTGAACTAGCACCTGATAAAATTAAATCTGCATTTGAAGTTCCTACGCTGATTTGATTGTCAGTCATTGTTATACTACCATCAACTATCAATTGTGATATGTTAACTGCACCAGTACCACCCGGAGTCAAAATAATATCTGCATTTGAATCTGAACTTATAATGTTATCATTGATGTTTAAATTATCTATTTGTATAGGAGCAGGAAGAGTTGAATTTGCACTAACTGTTAAATCGCCAGTGACTGTGACATTATTGTTCACTGCTAACGTTGAGTCTAAAGTCACTGCACCTTGTATGGTTACAGCACCATCAATGATAAGTGCTTCATTAAAATTTATAGTAGAAGAAGTATCACTAGTAAAAGATGTTCCGTGTATTCTTATTCCTGCAATAACAATGTCACCTGTGCCAGAAGCAGAAAGTTCTAAATCTGCATTTGAAGTTGTTAAGCTAATTTCATTGTCAGTAAAGTTAATAGATGAATCAACAGTCAAATTTGTCATGTTTACTACACCTCCTCCCCCAGGAGTAATAAACAAATCTGCATTTGAAGATGTGGAAATTATGTTATCATCTATACTAATATTATCTATGTTGGTTGTTCCAAGTGTAGTTGTGCCACTTACTGATAGCTGTGATAAAGTTGATAGTCCAGCAGTAGCAGTCAAGGTAGAACCCATTGTTACTGCGCCTGTCAACACTGCGTTTCCTGAAGCATTTAATGAACCATCTACAATTAGATTCTCATTAATATTAATACTTGAAGAATCAGTAGCAGAAATTGACGAACCATTAAAAGCCACACCAGCAAAAACCACACTACCTGATCCTGATGGTACAAGTTTTATGTCTTCGTTTGACCTTGTGCCTTCGATGTTATTATCATTTATTTTAATGCCAGGAAAAACAATTGATCCTGTACCTGATGCTTGTAAAGTAATATCAGCATTAGTCAATGTGCTTGATATATTATTTTGAACCATCCCAATGTGCGATGCTACCGAAGGTCTTGCGTATAATTCTGTAAAGTTGGAGTTAATCTTAGAGCCAGCTACATTGATTGCGTCACCGTCACCGGAGTTTTCACTCGTACCAATGTTAACTAATATCTGAGCCATATTTGCTTATATTTAGTGAAAAAAACTAGACTATTAAACTACGATCAATGTACGTTTAAACTTGTAAACTGTTGAATCAGCAGATTGTGGCACAACTAAAATTCTAACATTTCCACTGTTGATGTCTGTGGTGTAAGTGGCCATTGAATCACCCGAAGAACTAACTCCTGATGAGTGTATAAAACTATTTGTACCGTCGTGTACTACCAGTAATTCTGCAGTTTCAAATCTAGTGTTGGCTGTGTTGTTTATTGAAACAATATATTTGGCACTTCTAAATGTTGCAGTTGCAAAACTGTCTAGCACTGAAGCAGAAGAACTTGCTACTGTCACTGTACCTGAAGTTTCTTGTGTTTGCGTTGCCAAAGTAATTGTTCCAGACACGGTTGCACTGCCAGTTACCCCAAGAGTAGAACCATTAAAACTTAAATTACCTTCTGCTGTTATGGCTGAGGTGCCTGTACCTGTCAAAACTGCATTGTCAGTTAGACTAGATGCACCTGTACCACCATCTGCAACCGGTACGTCTGTACCACCTGCTCTGTAAATTATATTTCCTTCAATGTTTAAGTCACCTGCACTTGCTCTAGTAATTGTTGTATCAGTTGCGGCTCCTAATTCTATTCCTGTAAACTGTGGACTGTCTCCAGTACCAACTCCTATAGATGTACGTAAGGTTGCTCCACTTTCCGCAACAGGATCAGTTGAACCGTCACCAACAATCATTTCACCATCAGATAAAGCTGTCATGGCTGTGATTGCACCTGTACCAGAACCTAATAATATTCCGCCGTCAGTAAATGTACTTGCACCTGTACCACCATCAGCAACTGTTAAATCAGTTATTCCTGTAATTGTTCCACTAGTGATAGTTACTGCACCACTAAATGTTGCTGTTCCATCAACAATTAATCCTTCATTGATATTAATTGAGCTTGAATCTGATGAGTCTAATGTTGTTCCGTTAATACGTATGCCACTTAATATTACATCTCCTGAACCACTTGGTTGTATGCTTATATCTGCATTGGAACCATTTGATGTGATTGCATTAGTTATTATTTCAGATATCGTTGCATTAGTGATAGTTGGACTTGTTAGTGTTTTGTTTGTCAAAGTCTGTGAACCGGTCAATGTTGCCACTGTTGAGTCTATGTTAAATGTAATTGTTTCTCCAGATCCAACGGTGTCAATACCTGTACCGCCTGTAAGTCTCAAAGTTTCACTGTCCAAATCAATAGTCAATGCACCGCCTGTATCACCTCTGATGTCTAAATCTTGTGCCGTTACCTGTGCATCAACATAAGTCTTGATTGATTTTGCTGAAGCTAAGGTTGTGTCTGTACCCGCGACTGCTGTAAGATCTGTGTCTAGTACACCTGACTTTAAATTGTCTACTTCAATATTGGTTATTGT